CGATAATCTTGTCATATGTAAGAGACTCAAGCATTTCACGAAGTTTTCCGTTTAACTCCCTCTTATCATCACGACCTTGCGTAACCAATGTAGATCCATCAAGCTGGACGGTGTTATTTGGAATTGGCATCGTAGAAAATTTAGATCTAACGTGCCCAAGAAGCTCTGTTGCCAATGCAAGTGTATACTGTCTTACCCATTGTCGACCAATGCTATTCACTCGAGAATATTCAAGATCACCAAACGGTACATTTGAAAGGTTAGAAACCCCGTATATAGTATCATCTCCAAAAGGAGGATCAAGTGGATCAGGAGCAAATCCTACTCTGACCCAAAGATTTCTATTTGTTTGATCTCCCGTTGGCATTGGAAATATTCTAATTTTTGTACCTATTACTTTGTAGTAATAATTTGATCTACGTACTCGGTGAGAAACGTTCATCTGTCCTGCTCTTAAGATATCTTCAAAAACAGGCAACACATAAAAGATAGTTTCAGGAGTGAAAGATTCAAAACTAAACTCATTGTTGAGATAGTTGATAGCTGATGTTGTATCAAAAAATCGATACGCAGCCTGTGGATTGAAGTGAAACACTTCTTGAATTTTCATTCTCGTATTATTTTTATTTAAAGAAGAGGAGAATAATAAATCACCACCTTCATCCTTGAGTTCATCATAGAGATCGTAATCTTGTCTACCTGCCTCAAGGGTAATAGATCCAGATATTGAATTATAGTTTCCTCCAATTGATGCTTCAAAAGCATAGGGCTCAGCTTGCCTTACCAAAAACTCAAGTGTATCTCTTGGGTATTTTTGCTCAGAACCAGAAAGAGAACCTGTAGGAGTTCCTAAAAATGTAGAAAGCTGCGATCTTGCTTGGTACTCATTGACAATTTGGCCGTACTGAAAGAATGCTTCTTCAAAACACGCCCAGACTTGCTTTTTTGTTAGCTCGACAGAGAGAATATCATCGCCGAGTTTTCTTTTAACAAAAGTGACCATACTGTCAGCATCTGTTTGAAAATCTACATCAGTGTCAAAAGCACCAAAAGGTGTTGGGTTTAATGTGTTTGCAAAAGTTGCCACGCATCTCTCCTTAAATACCCAGTTGGACATAACTAAGTATCGACTTGAAGAAGATACATCAATCAAACTTCAAATCTTCAGTCTAAATTCGAGCAAAAAAAAGGGCCGCCCGAATGGGCGGCCCTTCTAGGAATCAAATCCTATTGGAAACTAGTTTCCGATTAGATCACATTGAGATCCAAGCAGGTAACTGTTCCGTAGAAGTCAGCGCGAACCATCTTCTTACCGTAGCGAGTCATCACGCCCTTGCGAGGTGTGAAGTCTTCTGGTGCGAAAATGGTAGGTGTGACGATCAGCGGTACGTATGGAGCGTATACGTATCCGGTCTCAAGGTAAGATCCGCCCTTGTAACCAACGAGAACCTTGTTACGTGGGAAGTAAGGATCTTTGTAGACCGTGAAGCGGTTGCTCAATGTACCAACCTTCTCTGCACCCAGTGTGAATGGGCTGGAGACTTGACCTTCCCCGTCCAAGCTGTAGGATGGACGGTAGAGGACGGAAGCTTCAAGGATGGTTGCCATATCAGGGGAAACCACGATGAAGTTTGCAGATCCACGCAGAGTCTTACGGTGAATGGTGTTTGCAACGTCGATGATTGTCTCAACGAGTGTTTCGTACCATTCGCGAACTGTACCTGTGAAGCGTGGGCCAGCTGCCAGCGCGGAAGAAAGCTCAACTTCTGAACCTGTTTCCTTGTTGACGAACTTACCTGGTGCACGGGACCAGAAGAGGTTTGCACCACGTGCTTCGGTGAGGAGGTCGTTAAGAATCTCGCGATCGATTTCCAGAGCAACTTGCTCGGAGAGGATCTGTGTGAGCTCAACTTCTGCATCCAGCGAGTGGTATGCGTTGAGATCTTGTGCGAGTTCTGGGGACCAGCGAGCGCGCAGCTTACGAGTTGCTGCTGTAACTGCGATGGACTCAACCTTGATGTCAATCTCAGGAATGACTGGGGAAGGTGTTGCACCGAAGTCAGACTCGAAGGAAGGAATGGTGAGGGTGGAACCGACACCGTCTTCGACGTTCAGAGAGTCAGCAATTGCGAAAGATGCTGTAAGGTTTGTTGAGCCACCAGTCTGGACGCCAACGTGTGTACCAGAAACAACTGCAAGAAGAACAGAGTTAGCGGTGTCACGTGTGACTAGAGGATTAGCTGTAAAAGCGCCACCTGTAAATGTACCAAGCTGGTTCAAACGACGAATGTTAAGAACATTCTGTCCACCTTGGAAATCTTCACCTGGGACAGCCATGCCAACTGTATTTTGAGCTGCAAACAAGGAAATATCCTTGACATTTGTCAGATCAACAGTGTCAGCAAATTCATTCAAGTCAATCATAAGAAGCTGGAACTGACCGCTTCCATCAATTGCAAGACCTGAAGCTGCATCTTCTTCGATCAGGGTTGTAACCTGTGGGTCGAACTGGAGCAGACGACCGTCTGTACCAGTTGCAAAGCAAACTGCGCCATCAATGAGGCTTGTTGTGCCTTGGAACGCACCAGAAGCAACGAGAGAGTTGATCAGAGAGGAGCTGTGCACCTTGGAGTAGGTTGCGCCTGCGAGATCGTACTGACCGCCTGTTGCCAAAGAACCGGAGCGGACGCCCTTGCCTGTTGGGTTGTTGTAGATAGAATCACCACGGCTGTATGTTTCTTGGTTGTTGGTACCTGCGTCGCCTGTGGTCAGGGATGCGTCACCACCAACGTTGGAGCCGTAGGTGTAATCAAGGTAGAAGAGCAGTCCGGAAGGAAGGCTCATTGGCTGGATGGAAACCAGCTCGTTTGCAACCAAACCACCGAAGACACGGCGGACGATTGGGAATGCGATGTTAGAGAAACCGCGAAGGTCACCAGAGGATGCGAGACCGCCGCCACCTGTAGAGATGGAGGACTGCTCACGAAGAAGTTCTGCTGCCTGGTTCTCAAGAAGGCGACCCATGTTTTCACGAGCAACACCATCAAGACCACGCAGAAGACCTGTGCGACCCCACTTCTCTGTCAGGCGAGCGTTTTCTTCACCCAAGTGACGAGAGCGGATTCCCTCAGTCAAAGACTCAAGAGAAAACTTATTCATTTTAAATCTCCTTAAAAGATTTATGTTAGTGTTAAAAAATTTATTAAAAGAAATAAAGTACTACTTGTTAATTCCTGCCAGCGTTGCCCAACGTGAAGCCTCAGTGGATTCATTCAGGGAAGCACCTGCGGTACGCGTTGCACGACTTGCAGAACCAACGATGCGTTGCTTGGATTCAGTAACTGTTTCCTTAGAACGCTTGTTAAAAGACTCAGTAAGAGTCTTGAAAAGCAGCTTCACTTCTCTCAAGCTTCTCGCCTCATCGAGTGATTCGATGGCACGTGCGCGTTGTGCCTGAGTCAGATCACTATTCATAAGCAGCTTATTAGTGTAGAGTAGTTTTGCGTTAAAGAGGTTCATCTCTCCGAGCTGGCCCTTAAGCTCATCAATTGCCTCTTCATATGCTTCGAGTTTTTCATTAAGTTGGTCATTTTGCTCTTCGGCGACCACTTCTTGGGCTTCTTCATTTTCATTAATTGTTTCTTCCTCAACTTCTTCAGCTTCTTCAGCTTCGTTAAGGGAGCGAATTTTTGCAAGTTCATCACGGAGCATGGACTCAGATATCTCGATGACTGTGTCGTCGGTAAGTTCAACTTCTTCGGACTCATTCAGATCTTCTGCATCTTCTTCAGATGCTTCTGTCATCTCAGCAACCATCTCAGCGAGGGCTGCCTCAAGGTCATCACCGTCAACTTCAAGAACGATATCTTCTTCGGCAACCATTTCTTCTGCCTCTTCTTCGTCCTCAACAGCGTCAAGCTCATCGTCAACTGCAAGCTCTTCAGCTTCTTCGCCTTCGACTTCTTCGCCTTCAGCTTCTTCGTCTTCTTCAGCGTCAACGACAGTTGCAACAACTTCAGAGGCATCAACTTCTACGTCATCCCCCAAGTCAAGTTCAATGGTAATTCTTTCCTCAGAAAGAAGGTCGCGTAGAGATCTCTTCATTGTTCCAAGCTCCTTTTTGTTATTTTCTACGGTCTCTAAAAGATTAGTAAAGGTTTGTGAAAGCATGCTGTTATCATTTGCACGCTCGTCTAAATTTTCAAGTAGTGTTCGAATTGCTGTGTCTGCAATTCCAACGAGTGTTATGTAGTTATTAAGATCCGCTTCGTTTAATTCAGCTGGATTCTTTTCTGTGATCTCTGAGAATACTTCCTGCAGAGCCTCAACACGAACTGTAGCCTTATGAGCGACTTGAATCTGAGCATTTGCTTCGTTCAGGTTTTCCCAAAGAACATTGTACTTGTCAGCAAATTCATTTTCAACATCTTCTGCTAACACAAGCTTTTGCTCAGTGAGTTCAGCGACTTTAGCTTCGAAAGCTTCAAGCACTTCCTCGTTTACACCAGCAGAAACTTGAACGGTAAGTTCCGCAACAGTTTCTTCAAGTCTACGAGCTGAAAGTTCGATTTTCTCATCAGTGACCCCGCCCAGCATTTTCTGCAACTCTTGAGCTGCCTCTACTGTGAGATCAAGTTCCTGGTCATGCTCGTCAGACTCAAAAATATCTGCCTCATCATTCAAATCAGAAAAGTCCCCGAGGATCTGTTTTTCGATCATTTCTCGAATCTTTGGGGCTATCGACTCTATAATTGAATTCTTGGCATTTTGCTCCGCGATTTCGCGAAGTTTCTTGGCATCTGCAAGCGCATCTTTAAAAAGGCTATTAGACATAATAATCACCCATCTACACTGTTAAATATTTGTGGAAATAAAAAAAATCAAAAATTAATACCTATTCTGGTTTCTCTTAAGTCTTTTTAAGGCCTTAAGATGCTTCTCTCTTTTCTTCTCGGACTTAGATTTGAACCGCTCCATGTAAGCATTTCTTATCTCATCATGAAGCCCTGATCTTTTCACTTGACGCTTAAATCTCATGGCTAAAGCTTCACCTGTCTCACCTTCTTTGGCCCATACTTCGAGACAAGTTCCAGACTGGGGTCCAAGCTTTTCTCTGCGATTAAATTTGTTGCGATAATTATTCCTCATCATTTTTTTCCTTGTCACCATTCTCTTCTTCGTCTTGAAGAAGCAAATCTTTTAGCCTGTATATTCTTTTTTTGGTTTTAACTGCCATCGCATTCTTTGGAGAACCAATATTCATTCCGATAGTTTTACCTGTACGGGTCTTGTATATTCCAGCACCATTTCCCATCGCGTAAAATTGGGATATACCTCCTAAAGAATCATGTATCTCTAGCAAGGAGTCGGCATTCTGGATTGAGAATTTAACCTCACCGATCAAATCTATTCTCGATGCGCCGTTGACAAAAGCTCCTCTATCTGTGTAAAAAGGTCCAGCAGGATTATTACTAACATAATTCCTGTTTAGCTTTGCGTTAAATTTTCTTAAAGTTTCTGGTTCACCAATTGCATCCTGGGGCTCTACGTCCTCAACAGGATCATTGTATGGAAAAAATGAATTTTTAGTATAGTTGCGGCCGACGCCTGACGTGTCTTTGACAGAATTTGAATAGCCGGATCCGGCGCGAGAATCTGGTCGAATACCGTTAATGTACTCAACAAGATTTTTCATTTACTTACTCGCCGCCTCGAGGAATTCTTGTCCCAAGACCAAAAGATCCAAGCGTTAAGCGTCCTCTTCGAGATGTTTGCTCAGAGGTTTTGACAGGATTTTCGAGGCCGTTACCTGCAAAAGCGCCGCCTGCACCCTTGAAAGGCTTGACTAGATCTTCTTGAATTCCGTCTTCATTTGGCGATGCAACGTTTGGTGCATAAGGTGAAACAACTTCATTTCCATCATTGTCTTCTTCTACTGCGGCAACGTCTGGAGCGTCTACAAAGTCTCTATTGTATGAAGAAAATCCATACCCGTTTGTTACTTCACCTTTAAGAACTAGATCGTCAAATTGCTTCTTAACAGCATCATCTGATCCTGCGTACGGCTGACCCTCAATTGTAGGTGAATTCTTAAAAGCTTTTTGAAGTGATTCAACATTTCTATTACCTGGCAATCCTGGATTTTCAGGTGGTTCAACTTGAACAATATTACCCATAGGTACTTCAGCCATGTCTGCTCTCCTTGTGCAGTTGTCTACAAATACATATCAAGAATTGAAACAATTAATCTATTTTGCAGCGGGAGAGGCGTCTGAGAAAGCTAAAGTTGCCCAATTTGAATTTCCCTTAAACAAATCTTCGGGATTTGCTTGACTGACTATTTGAGCTGCACGATCAGCACCTGCTGGCGCGGCGGGCATTTTAGATGCAGCAACTTGCTCTTGAAGTGTCGTTCTAGCAGTATCAGCAAATATTGATTGCATAATAGGGTCTTCAGTCAATCCTTGCGATGCAGCCTTTGCTGTTTGTTCAAATGTAATGTTGTCAGCTGCCCGCTTTCTTGAGAGAAATTCTCTCTCAGGTGCAACACTTTTCTTGGTGCGCTTTTTCGACTCAGTAAGCGTTTCAGAGCTAATGCCTTCTGCCAAGATTTCAATCAAGCACTCTTTAACCAAATGCTTAAGCGCTTTTTTGGTTAGCTTTGCCATTTTATCCTACTCCTATATACCCAGATGATCCTGTTAGAGTTGGGAACATTGTATTTTTAATCGGGGTGATTCCTGCAATAAGTGAGAAGTCGGTAGGGTTAGCTGGCACTGCCTCAACAAAGTAGATCTCTTTGACACGAAGTTCTAAGCGACCAGTTGTAGTGCCGGGTCCAACGAGAAAAGAATTATTATGATCAGCAACTTGTTCATGAGCTGACCCTGACACGGATGCTCCTGATCCTGTTACACCGTTTAGTGTAAATCCCATTTTCATAGGACTGAGACCCGTGTTTGATACAATAATAAATCTTGTTACGTTTGGGAACTCAATCTTTATTGCTTCACCGGCAACCTCTTGGGGACCTGACGACGTCACGTACGGAATCGCAGACATTTGATAAGATGGAACGTCGCCGGGGCCCATAAAAGGATTTCCTAAAGACATTTTCTACTCCTCGTTCTTCCATTGAAGGATATCGTTAAGCACACGATCAACTCTAACATCTTTTCCTAAGTATTGATTTAGTTGTTCGATCTCTTGCTGTGTTAGATCTCTAGCTTCTTTCATTACGAAAGCGCCAGGGGTGGAAGGCTCAGAAACGATATCCCAGCAAATCAATTGAAAATCGGGTTGCACAGTTACGTGATCACCTGTTTTCTGTGTTGACCCTACTCCGCGGGAAGAAATTCCAATCTTAATTCCGCTTTCGACTAAGCTTTGCAAAATCTTTCCGTTAGGAGTCTCAAGAACTTCAATTGTACCGTAAACAACTCCATCATCCATATGTGCTGATCTGACAACGTGCGAAACATTCTTCAATTCAACAACAGATGAATCAGGATGATCTAGTTCTCCAAGCGCTCTACCCTCAGTGATAAACTTTTGATAATTTCGAACTTCTCTTTCAAGAACATCTTCGGGATATACTCGACCATTTTGATTAAGTGTTCCGGCTTTCTGAAGAATTCCTGACATGATGAGTCTGCCATTATTTTTCTCACGAGATTCAGCAAGCTGCTCTCTGGAATATTCGAAATTTACGTATTCAGTTAAAAGCTTCATTTATTTTCCTCGATCTCTTGTACTATTTGTGTCATTTGTAAAAATCTTGTCAGAGTTTCATCATCTAAGTTATCAGATTTTTGACTTGAGATAAGCTCCATCACTTCTTGAATCTTTTGAGCTTCACTCTCTTCTTTGCCTTCAAGATACTCATTTAGTTTATCAAGGGCTTTTTCTTTGATTGACTCAGCAAACAGACGAGCTGCTTCTTTATTCTCTGCGAAGATGTATGTTTTAATAAGTGTAATTTGATCAGGTGTCATTTTGGATCCATACTTTCTGTTAAGTTTTTCAGCCATCACCTTCACAACTAGCGGATCGATCTGTTCATCATACTCGTTTTCAATATCATTTGTCTCAGGAGTCCTTGATAGATTCTCAATAATCTGTGCTTCATAGTTGATAACCGTAGAGATATCAAGATCAAGCTCATTTCTCCAGTAACTTAATATTGTTCCTGCAGTAGCGTAATCTCTGTAGTTTGGCACTGATTCAGCATAAACAGAGTTTGATCCCAGTTTATGATTGATTTCTCTAATCAGTGTAGACTTTTCTTTATTAAGATTTTCTGCGTCAAATTTATTTGCAGCAGCTCTTGCTTCGTGTATGACAGTATGTGCAAGATTCTCATTGCCCACTGGAACGTTCACAAGCGCATTGATCAATCGAAATTCTTTATGAATTTCAGTTCCCTGCTTAAAATACTTTTGAACGAGATGACGAGCAATTGTCTCACGATCATTATTATTTTCAATCATAGCTCTTGAAATGCTTCTAACAAGAAACTCGTAGAGCAGTCCAGAATTTCTCTTCTTATTATGCTTCGCCATCTGTAAAATCCTCTCCTTCAGTAATCAGGGTTGACTTTATTCTATTATTACCTATGTCATTTTCCAGGTTTTTTAAGGTTTTCTTCAATGTTGCAGTTAGATTGTTTTGATATCTTTCCTGCTCCTGCAACCTTAAATCAGAGCCTTTAACTATTTCTCGATCAAAAACTCTATTGTTTGTGTATCTCTCTTGCCTAGGAGTTGTGTATCCTACAGAGTCTGGAGGCCGAACAGGATCTACTCTACCGTCGCCACCTCTTGAAGCTCTTGGTTTAGTAACTTTCTTAACTTTAGAGCTAGCCTTGACGGGGATTTTGGACTTTGGTTTAGATTCCCCTTTTTGAGATTCAATGGAAGGAAATGCGGGAACATCCAAAATCAATCTTTCGTCACCTGGAGAATCACCGCTTACCTCAAGCCCACCTTCACCTTCAACTTCCTCTTCTTCGCCACCAACAATTTCTTCTTCACCTTCTGGTGCAGGTGCGCCTTCAGGTTGCTGCAAAGTAATAGATTCAATTTCAAGATCTCTTAGCTTGTCCTCATCTTTTTCTTTTTCAATCACGTCAATCTGTTCTGAAGTTAGACCAAGAATATGCTTTCGAACATAGTCACGAGAAAGTACTCCTTCAGGAGCTTGAGACGCGATCTCAAACTTAGATCTAAAAAGTTCAAGTTTTTGCTGTTGAGCTATCGTTGATGGATTTGAGAGTCTAAGCTCAAAATCGATAAGATCTTCATCAGAAAATCCGTTTGCAAACAAGTGAATGGCTGCAATCTTGTTAAGTTCTGAGATGATTACTTTTTGAATCTTTGTAATAGTTCTTGAAAACCTAATGTCTTCTTGAGCCAAAGTTGCTTTTGAACTAAGGGATTCATCGTACCCTAGATAAGCTTTCGGTACTTTAAGAGCTGAAAAAAGCTTTTTCTGGATGTATTCAACATCTTCGATAGCTGTTGTATTTTGCCCACCTGGCAAGGTGTTAATAGAAGTACCATCCTGCTGGCCTCTAACAGGCAAGAAATAGTCTTCATCAACTGAAAGCGGGTTGTATCTCATGTCAACACGCCCAGTGGTCTTATCAACCACCTGGCTTGATCTCAGAGCAGATTTAGCCTGCTGCATGTAGTTTTCAACCTCTTCAGGAGGAACGTTACCCACATCAATCTTGAAAACTCGACGCTCAGGAGATCGAATAACGCGGTAAACCAACATTGCATCTTCAATCATAATCAACTGGCGCCAAATTCTTCGAGCAGGCTCAATAACAGAAGATCCGTATGGGAGGAAAGCATCATTACCAAGCAGTCGGAAGTGACCGATTTGCCAGTTTTCAAGAATCTTATTACCTTGAGTTACCCATCTAAATCGGGTTGCAAGAGGATCTTCGGGATCAAATCCTTCTTCTCTCTCAATTTCATTGACAGGAACTGGGAATCCGCTCAAGACACCGTATTCAGGACTAATATCCAAGAACAAGAAGAAATCACCGTACTTACAAAGATTTCTAACCCAGGGGTTTAAGTTGAAGTCAATATTAAGATTGTCATAAAAGAGTTCTTCAAGAATCTTTCTAATTTTTTCATTCTCTGAGTAGATGTGCAAACTCTTGCCTCGCTCATCTTGAGCGACTGTTTCGTCAGAGTAGATATCAAGAGCAGAAGCGATCTCAGGTGTCGCTTCCATTTCCTGGAAATCTGCGTATCGACTCATGCGATCATACATGCCATACGCGCTAATTGCGTTTGCGTATACATGACTTTGAGATCTTTGAAACTGCTGGATTGCAGTTCCAGTCGT